CACAAGTTTTTCGCTCAAATAGTTTCTTTCATCCAAATTTTGTGTATCTTTGTACCCACAGACCAAAAAATCTTATAAAGTTAGTGTAACTTTAAAACAGATATGCCAATGAAGAAATAAAAAGTATAAGGACATAAGACTGAACGTCCACTTTTGATTCTTGTTTCTGATAATTGGGGAATTAGATGAAATCACCAAGAACCGAAGTAGATAGTTCACGCCGTTCGGCGTGGGCATTTACTCGTTTAAGGTGATAGGCTATCCCCAATGCCTCAGAAACGTAAGCGAAGTAGATTGCTCACGTTTTTTTTTGTCCCATCACAAGATAACATAGTACTAATAATAAAAACAAACATTATGGAATTCGTAGCTGTTGATTTTGAAAAACTGAATGACAGTCAGTTGAGTGTATGCGAGGTTGGTCTCGTTGTTTTCAAGGATGGTGAAGAGGAGGTAACGTCATTCCATTCTTATATCAATCCTGTCGGTGGCCTGGAGCGCAATGATTGGGCAAAGAAGCATTTACATCATATAACAGATGAGATGCTATTATATTCACCTTCTTACAATGAGATTTTCCCCAAGCTGAAACAGATAATTCAAGATAAGATTCTTGTAGTACATTCAAAAGGTGCCGACCTGAACTATATTTATCGTTTGGAGAAACAGTTTGCACTACCCAAGCTTTATACGAAATGGGCAGATACAAATGAAATGGCTTGTTCTCTTGGCATTAATCCGAATTTGCCAGGCCTGTATTATGATCTCTTTGGAACACCATTTACAGAACATCACAAAGCTGAGGATGATGCGCGAGCCTGTGGCCGTATTTTTGAGCGATTAAGTTCTAAAACTGATACCCTGCGGTATATTCATGAAGAAGAGTATTTGCCAAGTGAAATAAGACGTGATTATGATGCAATAAACAGTAGGCATACACAATATGGCACAGCTACAGTTGCACCTGATGGTCTTGTATTTAACTATGATAAGGTTTCCGACCTGTCTTTCTTTAAAGGTAAGAAGTTCGCTCTATCAGGAATGTCAGATAGTGATAAAGCCAAAATAAAAACTATTCTCGAAAACTATGACGCAAAATATTCCTCAAAACCTTCTGGAAAAACTAATGTGTTTATTATTGACCAGAATAAAGTCGGTCCAAGCAAAAGGGTTGATGCCATCAGATTTCAATCAACAGGATTATTGGTTATCTCCGATGATTACTTTTGGAAATTAGTTCGAGGGGAATAATGAAAGTTTAAGCAACAATCCGAAACAAATAGAGAATCAAAGGAACTGATACGTAAGAATTTTTTTTATTTTAATTAGATATGAAGAAATTATTATTGTTTTTCTCAATGCTCTTTTTGAGTATAACAAGCTACGCCTATGACATCGCAGTAGAGAATACTGATGGAAAGACGATTTATTATAACTATACCAATGATGGTCAAGAACTAGAAGTAACTTATGGGAATGCTCCATATTCAGGAATGGTCAATATACCCGAAACAGTAACATTCATGAACAGAACTCGCAGAGTAACGTCTATCAGATCCTTCGCGTTTTATTATAGTCAAGATATAACCTCCATAACTATTCCTTGTACCGTTACGTTTATTGGTAAAAGTGCATTTGAAAAGTGTAATAATAAATTGACATCTGTTCATATATCAGATATTGCTGCATGGTGTAAGATAATTTTTGAGAAGCCTTACACGTCTAATCCTCTAGTACATGCTCGTCATTTATACATGAATGATGAAGAAATTAAAGACTTAGTTATCCCCAACGACGTGAAATCCATTGCTGCTGGGGCTTTCTATGGTTGCTTTGGACTGACATCAGCAACAATTCCTGAAGGTGTAACAGAAATAGGCGAGAGTGCTTTCGCTGATTGCAGAAATATTGTCTCCATTTCTTTTCCAAGCAGTGTAAAATCCGTAGGAGAATATAACCAAGAAATCAAGGGTGAGACGAACGTGGAGATTATTCCCGTAATTGCCTGACAGACTGCTGATTTTATGTATTCCATGTTTCGATGGGCAGGAATGCATATTGTGAAATATGACCATCGTTCCGTTACCAAATCGTTACCTGTCTCGTTACCGAAAATTGTATTGGTAACGAATGAGACCCCGAATTAGTCGGAGGCTCGGAAAAACATACATGTTCGGACACATTCTTCCATACGGAGGACGCTTGTAATTGAGCTAATTTTGCAACCAAATTATAAGCGAGTATGAAAGATGAAAAATTCAAGGTGCTGCTCTACCTCAAAAAGAGCACGACAGACAAGAAAGGAAAGGCTCCCATCATGGGACGTATTACCCTCGGAAACTCGATGTCTCAGTTTTCGTGCAAGATTTCCTGCACCCCTGACTTGTGGAATCCCCGTGAAAGCCGTCTGAACGGCAAGAGCAAGGAGGCGGTAGAGGTAAACCGCAAGATCGAGCAACTGCTGTTGTCAATCAACAATGCCTATGAGTCCGTAAAGGCACGTCAGTCGGACTTCTGTGCCGCTGACGTTAAGGCGGTCTTGCAGGGCAGCATCCAGTCACAGGTAACGCTGATGCAGTATGCACAGCGCATGAAAGACGAATGTCATTCACGCATCGGCGTTGACCGTGCCAAGGGCACCTACTACCACTACAAGGCTTTCTGCGACTATCTGCAAGCCTTCATCTTGAAGAGGTTCAAGACTGAGGACATTGCTTTCGGACAACTGACGGAGCAGTTCATCTATGATTTCCAGTCGTACATCTGCGACGAGTGCGGACATGAAGGCTCTGCCCGTCATTTCCTTGCCCTGTTGAAGAAGGCTTGCAAGGGTGCCTTCAAGGAAGGCATTGCCGAACGGCAATACTTCGCCCACTTCTCACTGCCGAGGAAACGCGAGACCACTCCAAAGGCTCTCAGCCGTGAGACCTTTGAGAAAATCCGTGACCTCCAGATTGACCCTAAGCACGAAGGTCATATCCTCTCCCGTGACATGTTCCTGTTCGCCTGCTACACTGGCGTACCCTACTCCGATGTGGTGTCCGTCACGGATGATAACCTCTCCATCGACGAGGACGGCAACCTCTGGCTGAAGTACCTCCGTCGTAAGAACGAGAACCGTGCAGCCGTGAAACTGTTGCCCGAAGCGATTGCCCTCATCGAGAAGTACCACGATGATACGCGCAAGACGCTCTTTCCGTATGTGTTCCACCGTACCCTCCATGCCCATCTGCGTGGCATATCGGGCTGGATAGGACTGAAAGAGCCCATCCACTTCCACCAGGGGCGACACTCGTTTGCCAGTCTGATAACACTTGAAGAGGGTGTGCCACTGGAAACCATCAGTAGGATGCTCGGTCATACGAACATCAACCAGACACAGGTCTATGCCCGTGTAACCCCGAAGAAACTCTTTGAGGACATGGACAAGTTCATTGAAGCAACCAAGGATTTTAATTTCATCACAAAATAAGGAGAAACGATTATGAGAAGTACATTCTGCCAACTGTATTACATCAACCGTGCCAAGGTGAAGACCGACGGCACCACAGCCGTCATGTGCCGTATCACCATTGACGGAAAGAGCACCGCACTGACAACGGACATCTACTGCCGCCCGGAGGACTGGAATGCAAAAAAGGGCGAAATCTCCATTGCAAGGGACAACAACCGACTCATCGACCTGCGCAAGCGGATTGACACCCTCTACGACGAGCAACTGCGTGAGAACGGTGTCATCACGCCCGAAATCCTGAAGAACATCATCACTGAAAAGACAAAGAAGCCGACAACCCTGCTGCAGATGGGCGAATGGGAACGGGAGCGGCTGCGCATCCGTGCCAACGAACTGAACAAGGTAAACACCTACCGCCAGAGTAAATCCCTGCAAGCCCATCTGCAAGAGTACCTGCACTCGCTCGGCAAGAAAGACATTCCGCTGACCGACATAGATGAAGCCTTCGGGCAAGGCTACAAGGTGCATCTGGTGAAAGGCAAGAACCTCGGCCCTGCACAGGCTAATCATTGTCTGATATGGCTTAACCGCCTTCTTTGGCTCGGCGTGGATATGGAAATCCTGCGTTGTAACCCAATAGAGAACGTGGAATATGAGAAGAAGATACAGACCCGTCACCGCTTCGTGAACCGTGAGGACTTCAAGAAACTGCTTTCAACCCCGATGGCAGACGACCGCATGGAGATGTTCCGCCACTGGTTTATCTTCTCCAGTCTGACGGGACTCGCATACGTGGATGCCCGTGGCTTCTACCCTCACCACATCGGCATGACAGCCGACGGTCGGCGCTATATCCGCATCAACAGGCAGAAAACGAAAGTGGAGTCGTTCATCCCACTGCACCCCATAGCAGAGCAGATACTCGGTATGTATAACACCACCGACGACGAAAACCCCGTCTTCCCGTTGCCTACCCTCAACAGTGCCTGGTCGGACATCCACGAGATGGGCTTTGCCATCGGCAGGACTGAAAACCTCTCGGCTCACATGGCCCGTCACACTTTCGGCACGATGCTCGTATCAGAAGGCATCTGTCTGGAAAGCATCGCCAAGATGATGGGACACTCCAGCGTAAAGAGTACACAGGTGTATGCCAAGGTCACTGATGACAACATCAGCCGTGACATGGACAGGCTGCAAAAGCGAAGAGAAGCAAAGGGACTGACGACCAGCGACACAACGGCAGAGCACAACAAAGCACTGCTACAGAAGAAACTCGACCGTCCGAAGGAACTGCTGCGTGAAGACCCACGACTGGCAGTGAAGAAAGTCGGACGTCCCAAGAAGAACCTATTGTATCACATTCCAAAAGACTGACAGTTTATGACAAACATCTCAATGATCCCCAAGGATGTCTTTGAGCGAGGCATCATCAAAATGACAGAGGGCGGAATTATCGCCATGCCCGACAGGGATGTGTGGATGACTGTGGAAGAGATAGCGGACATGCTTTTCGTTCCGTCAGCCGTTGTATTCCGCACGATACGCTATATATATAAGAATAGTATCGCGCGTGAGGAAGATACTCACGGCTCGTTCAGGCTGTTCCCATACCGTCCAAACTGGAACATTGACGTGTATAACCTCGAAATGGTGATCCGTCTGGCATACGCCATCGACAGCCACAACTGCCACAAGTTCCGGAAGTGCATCATGAACCGACTGATGGGCAGACCGATGTACGAAAACGTCTGCCTGACGTTGGAACTGCCTCAAAGGTAGGAACACGTAATGAGCATAAAAAGGTAGTGGCTCACACGTCTAAGGTGTGAGCCACATTTAATCCTTTTTGAGTGTTAATGGTGCGGCAAAGGCATCCACTAGCACTTTTTGAAGCTGCAAAATTAGCGATTTTTCTTAATCAACCAAATTTCATGCGACTTTTCTTATAGGATTTCTTCATTTTTCCGTCATTTTTCCGTCATGTTATTGTCTGAAACTGTGAAATGTCCTATAAATATTTAATTTAATTGGAACTATGACAAATTGTCACATCTTTGCAATTAAATATGATCCATTATCTTGGCAGATTCATATTTGGCACATTATTTGTATCTATGATACGTAGTACCATTGTCTTGTATCATAAGAGAGAATGGCCAGTGTTAGTTAAGCCCCAAAGGGGAGAGTATTAATTGCCTTCGTGGCCTAAAAAATGAGTATGAAGAAATATCAAACTCCGACATTAGTGGCCCAAAGCACTGTGAAGATGGCAGATTGTCGTCCTAACAGAAGGCCTTGTGGCAGACCGTGCAATCCTCCAGGACCTGGTGGACGTTAAAAGGTGTCAGACGATATGCATAATATCGTCTGACCATTATTTTATATGAAATACTATCAAATTAAACCTGATGTTATCTTTCGTAATTACGGAGACTTCGGTTATATAACAGACAACCGTAATTTCGGATACCATTTTTCCAATACATCATATGTATTGGGAGATAAAATCGTATCTGAAAGTGGGGCCGTTATATTGTCTTGCCTCGAAAAAAAGCCTCTCTCTCTACACGAAATCGTGGATAGGGCAATGAGAGAATTTGTTGATGTCGATATAAATCAGTTGAGATGTGATGTTGAAGCATTACTACAGTCTTTGTTAGAAGCTGGTTTTATTATAACTGGCGAATCGGAAGACGAATGTAGGGAAAATTCTTGTCGCTCTTTTCAGCACGAAGTAGGAAATAAATCAATAGGAGTAAATGCGACCAATAATTCAACAATTACGACTCAAACATTTTTTGAGAAGAGATTTGGTGACAATCCTTTCCCCGTTAGCGTTCATATAGAGATAGTGAGTAAGTGTAATGAGCGGTGTGTCCATTGTTATATTCCTCACGAATTTAAAAATCAAGTCATGGCTCCAGCCATGTTCTTTGATTTGATTAAACAATGCCAGAATCTGAAAATTCAGCATGTCACTATAAGTGGTGGTGAGCCTATGTTACACCCACAATTCATGGAATTTCTTAGAAGTTGTAGGGAGTGCGATATGTCTGTCAATGTCTTATCAAACCTTACTCTGATTGATGATGACATCATTGAGGAAATGAAACGAAATCCACTTCTTGGTGTTCAAACCTCCATTTATTCAATGAGACCAGAAATACATGATGCAATTACTAACTCTAAAGGTAGCCTCTCCAAAACTAAGAATGGCGTCATACGTCTTGTTAAGCAAGGTATACCTATTCAGATAAGTTGTCCAATCATGAAAACCAATCTTGACAGCTACAAGGAGATTAAAGTGTGGGCCGCTCAATATAATGTTTCTGTTGGATATGACAACACGCTAATTGGACAGTATAATGGTGGAACCTCTAATCTGCTCTACCGCCTAAGTGAAGAAGAAGTAGAACAAGTAATTATCGATGAACTTACTACAAACGATAATTATAAGAGTGAATTATTAAGCGAAGCATCTGATAATAGAAAGAAGACACCAGATGACTATATTTGTAGTGTCTGCAATTCGTCAATCTGTGTGGCACAAAACGGGAATGTTTTTCCATGTGCGGGTTGGCAGGGGTATATATTAGGTAATTTAGCAGATAATTCATTGGCAGATATTTGGTATCACTCAGATAAAGTGGGTTATCTTCGCAGTTTGAAACGTAAGGATTTCAAGGAATGCGAAAGTTGTCTTCAACGAGACTATTGTACTGTCTGTATGGTAAGGAACTATAATGAAAGTCCATCAGGCAATCCTCTAGAAATTAGTAAATATTTCTGCAAGGTTGCTGAGATAAAAAAGAGATTGGCTGAAGAAATATAATAAGTTCCTGCAATAAAACGCCCTAAATTCCCGATGAATATCCATAAGGAAAATACATCGGGAACTTATATATATCCAACAGTCATGAATGTTGCCTTGCAGGATTAGCATCCTTCCTCAATATCACACCTACTTATCTCGGTAAACTGCATAAAGAAATACATATTCCTTCAGCTCCAGTTAATACGATGACTTAGGCTTCATTAACGAAGACTACCCCCATGTAATGGAAATATATGTCATACTTTTTGGTGAGATGTTTACTTGATACCAGGAAAGAAAAATTCTATAGATTCAAATTAGTCTTCTCGGATGTTTCTTGCTTAATATTTCATGCTGCTTTTGGAGATTTACATGAGTGTATATCTGTGTTGTCACAACAGAGCTATGACCAAGCAAATGTTGAATATATGTGATGTCAACACCACCTTCCAATAAAAGAGTTGCGTATGTATGACGAAAAGTGTGCGGGGTTATTTTCTTCTTAATTTGAGAAGATGCAACAAGATTCTTTATGAGCAGTCTGACAGATTGAGTGGAGAGCGTGCTATGCAAACGGCTAACGAATAATGGAGATTGTGAATCACAAGGTCCTCGTTCGTTTAACCAATCTTTTATTGCTGCTAATGTGGCTTTTTGGCTAATATCTATTATTCGTTCTTTATTCCCTTTTCCAATGATTCTAACACACCCTTTCTTCATATCAAGATCGCATAGACGCAGGTCGCACAGTTCACTGACACGCATACCTGAGGCGAATAGCAATTCGATAATAGCAATATTACGAGTTGCCATTTGATAGGAAAAGGTCTCTGATTTACAATCCTCTTTTTGCTTATAAACGATGTTTAGTAATGCCTTTACATCTTTTATGCTCATTACTGTGGGTAAACGTATTGGCTCCCTCATCCTGATTTTCATTTTTCGCATAGGGCTATTATACCATTCATTTTCATATTCGTAATAACTCAGCATCGCTTTTATTGTCGCAATCTTCCTTTTTATTGTTTTGTGCCGAAAGTGTGAAATGGCTTGAAGATATTTCCTCAGTACATCTTTTGTTACTTCAGAAATTCCAAAATTACCAATGTTACCGACGAATTGCGACAAGTCTGTTTTATACGCATTCAAAGTCTTTTCGCTTAATTTCTTTTCAAATTCACAGTGCCACAAAAAATCTTTTATGACTGATGTTACTTTCTGGTTGTTTACATTTGCATTCATAGTTCTTTCATTTTGAAGTTTACAGTAATAATATAAGATAAAAAATGCAAATGGACGAATGATAATAACAAATTATGGATA